TGCGGTCAAGGTCGGCACTTAAGAAGGTGTAACCAGGGCGCGCCGTGACAATCTTACGTATCTTGCTGTATACGGCTTGAATCGTCGGGTTATCGATTGACTTCGAGCCGCTTATGTTTTGTATGTTTGGGTTACTACTACTGAGCCGTCCAGTTTGTGTACCGTTGACATCAAGGAAACTGTGTACTGTAAAATATTTGTTACCATCCAGCCAGTGCGCCGCTTTAAGGTAGCCAACCATCATACCACGTACCTTGTTGAGTGTACTACCATACACAAGGTCGCGTAGGTACGGCGCTTCGGTATTTACATCAATAAGGCTCACGTCTACGTTACCGCTATCGTTGATGTATTCCTTAAGCCCGCGTTCGTTAAGTAACCAAGCAACACTCTTGTCGGTCGCGCTATCAAGGGCGCGCCAGTGTAGTGGACAGCGTTCGTAGACCTGGTATGTAGTTTTCTCTGGTACCGGTTCGGTGGTGCCACTCTTACGCTTGACGGTCTTCGGTGGAGTGAACGTATAAGCAGAAGTTATGACTTTACCGTCGTTGCCCATGTAATACTTAATGTTGGCAACCGCGTTAGATGCTACGTTAGTTTTAACTTTACCTTTCTCAAGCTTTGGCAGAGCGTACAGTGGGAGCGCTTTAAGTTGGCAGTCACAATCACTAATGATTTCCTCAACTGTGCTTTGGCTCATGGTTAGCCCGTACCGCTTGGCAGGGATGATCACTTCTAATAGGAACGGCATACGAATATTCCAAAAGTAATCACTTAGCTTTTCGTGCATCCGGTCGATATACTTTTGCTTTTTGGATGGTGCAAGCTTCAGATTAGCGCCTACGCTCGCCAGTAAGCCGTGGATTAGGTCAGCCGTTGCGATTGTATCCCCACGGTTATACTCAAGCATTGCGTCCCAATCTGGTGCGGCTGGTGACATAGTTTCCCATGAGTCCATGGGTGTAAAGTCTATCTTGGGCGTACCGCCGTACTGTGTGCTTAGATACGATAAACTGGTTTTGTCACTCTTGTTGTCCTTGTCGACACAGTGCGCCAGCACTTGACTACAAGCCCACTTGAAGCCGTCCACAGGTAGCTTAAGTACGGTCTTGATGTACTCATACTCGTAGCTGACATTGTGCGCCCAGAACGTAATCTTGTATTGCGCCATACGCATATACCAATTTTTAAAATCAGATTCGTTGGTAATCTGTTGCGTTTTGCGATCGTTCAGCCGCGTTATGGCGACGCAAAGGAAGTCACCCATAAGCCCGCGTGTCTCAAAGTCAAGTACAAAATGTGCGTTTCCTTGCAAAAGTCTAAACATGTAACAGCCTCCTTAGTATTTGCTGAAGTCTTCGTAAATGCCACTAGTACGAAGTAGTATACGTTGTGCGTTTTTGTAACTTACGTACATGCGCTTACCGCGCGTGTGATTGTCAAGTATTAAATACGTGCGTTTGTTAGTGAATGAATAACACACCATGCGTACACGCTTAAGAAAACATTTATTTAGTCGCATAGTTTTTGTAAAGGTATTCTTCCAATTCGTCTACGTAGGTATATGGTATGTCTGCGGTTTCCAGAAAGCTTTCGTTGGTAGATCGTCGGCTATGCATCTTTGCGTTACGCTTCTGGAGTACCACAAGGAAGTTCAAGTGTTCCTGGGAAAACGTACTAACCTTGCGGCGGTCGTCAAGTGTGAAGCATCCTTTAACTTCAATCCAAAGGTCGTAGCGCTTGATGTAAAAGTCGGGTATGTAAGTTACAGGAACAAGCATCTGAAAGCGCTTAGGCTCATAGCTTGCGCCGTAAGCATTCAGTACTACGGCGGCGTTGGCTTCGGTGTTACTACGGTAGTTAACACCGTCAAGCATTGTTCGCACACCGCGTATCTTTTTCTGTCGTTTAGTCATATAAATTAACCTTTATTTTTGGTAATGTGTTGAAGCCGTCGCGGTTGTTTGTATACTTATCGCGTATAGTTAGGTCGCGCGACCGGGGCGCGAAACCTTCACACGTCATAAAATCGAAAGCGCGTTGTAAGTTACGTATAATACCAAACGACAATGGGCGCTTGTATGCAGAGTGGTTGTTTCTAGAAGTTCGGCTCATCATCATTACTCCCGTTGTTACTTTGGACAGCGGCAACCTCATAAAAATTACCGGCGTTAAAATCAAACATAACACGCACACTACCGAATTTACCAGCGGCGCGGTCGCGTTTAAGTATCTTGAGTGTCGTCACGGGGTCGCCGGGTGTGTCGGTGTCCGTGTCAATACCTAACATACAATCTACAGCCTGTGATATACTTTCGGCACCAAACGCGCTTTCGGCGCTTAGTTCTTTACCACCGCGACTGCTTACTTGACTTACGCAAAGCACCATAGGGCGATTGTACATCTTGTTAAGTGCGAGTCGCTTTGCATCATAAGCAACCTTATTAAGTACCTTCCAATCAAGGTCATTAGCAAACAAACTAAGGGTGTCTATTACTACGAGTGACACTTGGTTATTAAGCGCGCTCAGTTGTTTTTCAATAATCTCAAAAGTTGGCTTGGGGTGCGTGCTTACGTGTAAGTACTCTTTGAACGCTAAACACCAAGTGTCAATAGTTTGTTGTAGCGCCTTGTCTACGTTTTCAGCGTATGCGTAGTACACTCCAGTAAGTTGGTGTAACAACCGTGTGTAAATTTCACCGGGTGACATCTCAAGTGATACCAGTAGAATGTGCTGACGGTTCTGTATAGCCTTAAGTATGAACCAGTCGACCATAAAGCTTTTACCGCGTCCGGTCTTACCCGCCCATACGGTCATCATTCCCTTACGCGGCTTAAACAACTTAGCCAAACTTGGCATATCACCGCTTATGTCTACAATTGGCTTGACTGCACAGGCTTCGCGGTAGTCCAGTAACTCTTGCGCTGGATTTGTACACACAAAGGGAACAATACGATTTGTAAACATTGCTACAAAGTCGTCAAAGGTCGCGGGCATCTTGCCGGCTATGATACAATCTGTGATGTCTTTGTCGAGCGCCAGTGTATTGTAGTAACCTTCCTTGGTTAACATCTCTTGCGCCTGAAACGTGGCTTCCTTGCCGGCTTCGTCGTCGTCCATGACCACATACACCTTTTGAACTTTTTCGGTGTTGTTAAGTGCGCTCAGGGCGTTAACCATGTTACTTGTGCCGGGTAACGCCAGGTACAACCAACCGTTGCTACAGCCATAAAGGTTATGAAACATCATAAGGTCGCGCTCGCCTTCAAAAAGCATTACGTTTACCTTTTGCTTGGTTGCTAGTAGTGCTTGGTAATTGAATAGTGTTATATGTTGCTCAGTGGTGACATTGTTGAACCTGAAATCTCGGTTAAGCGTTCCGGTGTCTGGTTTGTAGCTTCGGGTCTTGTACTTGGCAACGTTTCCCAGTGCGTCCACGTAGGGATAACACACGTAGTATTTACCGTTGTACTCTTTGAGTATGACGCGGTATTGTTCATACACTTCCTTACTGATGTCCAATAGTACGTTAGGTAGTTCCAAAATATCACCTCGGTCTATAGTTTCTTGTGCTTGCCCGCGTCCGGTTACGTGGTACCCACAAGCGAAGCAGTGCGCGCCGCCGTCCTCATATACCGCGAAATTATCCCCACTGCGATCGCGCCCGTGGGCGGCACAGCGCGGACACTGTACCTTTACCACGAATGCCATTAGTCTTTTACAAATCCTGTGGTAGCAACGCGCTCCCGAATCTTCTTGATGTTAATCTCTGCGAGTTCCTCGATCTCGTCAAGAGCAACACCTAGACTATCGTCGTAGGTTTCTGACATCCAAGCCCGGATGCACCACAGTAAATCTATTAGTGTTGCAGTAACTTCAGCCTTGTAGTTTTTCTTAGAATCGCCGCGCATGACACGTTTAACCAAGCCCGGTAGATGTTTGCTGTCGCGGCAGATGTCTGGCTTATTGGGTAATATAGCCGGCTCATTCAGTAGTGACAAGCCGAGCGTAGTGTACGCGAGTACATCACCTAGCTCATCAAAGGTATCGTCAGCTAGATACTCGTCAATCTCTTCGATAATACCGAGTGTAATGTGTGCGAGAGCTTCATTAAACGGTGTTTCCTTAAGTAGCTTTGTGTTGTAGCCGGCGAGTTCTTCTTGGTACGCAAGTAATTCAAGAATCATGGTGTAGTCCTTAATGTAGTTCGGTAGCAATATCAAATAATTCAGCAACGGTCACAGTGGGTACTATTGGCGCTTCGGTGACGCGCTCAAGCACGCGGCGCGCATTGTGTGTACATACCTTGGGCATTTGCTTACCCAAGCCGAACCGGTAGCGAAACCAAGTAAAGAAGTCGGCGCGCACTGGCTTATGTACACTCAACATATTGGTGTTACCGTGGTAACTATGTACACTTACGGTTTCAATGATAGTTTCTTTGTTAGTACCCACGTAACAACTTAGCAGGTAATTTATAGCACTGTTGACATTATCGTGCGAGGTGAGTACTGGTATGTCCTTAGCCCCGTTGTGGTTGTCAAACAACCAAACTGTATTTTTTACGAAGTCTTCTACGTTACCTTGCTGTATGACAACTACGTGTGTGTAGTTATTAAAGTCACTATCGGGCGTAAGTAAGCGGTTAACCCACTTGTTTAGCCGAGTGTTAAACGACGTATCGTTGAACTTTAGGAATACTACAAACTCAAGTTTCGGCGGTTGGTTTTCTGAGCGTGTAGCGGTGCGTGCTGTCCGCAATTGCTGTTCTAACTGACTCAAAATACTTGGCGGTGATTCTTGGTTTCGTTTCGGTGACGGCTCCGTAACTCCACTTGAAGCAGTTTCCATAGTTTTGATACTGTGCATAAGGGTGTATTACTCCAGACTGTTGTACATAGTTGAAAGCCTTAGTAAGTGTGTCCATAACGTAGGCTTCGTCTCTCTCCTGACAAGCTAACATTAGATCAACATACTTGTCAACAAGTTTGAGTTGCTTGGTAAACTCGGCGTGTGTCCATGGTTGTACTATGTAACTATCAAAGTTTAAGTAGTTCCGGTCAAGAACCGCCAGTTGCCCAAATAATCCGATATGTTCAATACTTTTGTAACCAGTGACGGTCGCGTTGTCCTTGAGCATTTCCATGTACCAACGTAATTGGTCGTGGTACCCTAAGCCCTCGTAACCCTGCTTAAGTTGCTCGGCTACTTTAGTTGCTACGCACTTGGTGTCAACAATGGTAATAGTGTCGTCTGTAGTTTCAATGAAGTCGCAAGTACCATAGATGTCAGCACGGGTATGTTGGTAAACGAGTGGCACTTGAGGCTGTATAACTACGCCTGCCTCAAACTGATTAATGTAGTAATCTGCTTCCCATACGTAACCGCAGAGTGTGCGAAGAAATGACCCCGGCTTAGGCTTCTCAGGCTCTTTCGGCAACAAATGGTCAATTATACTAAGCACTACGTTAGCGTAACCGGAAGCCAGCAAAGACGGGCGCAAATGATATTCTGTAACGTCGTATTGTTCCGGTACATCAAACATCACCTTAAGGTCGCGTTCAAGTACGCTTCGGGAAGTTCTCATGAGTTTAACCAGTCTATGTTTTGAATGTTCTCGTATGTGGCGACCGCCGCCATAGCAATGCGCGCGTAGTCACTACCGGCGTTAAGTATTGTACGCACAAAAGTTGAGTGGTATAAGTTATATTCTGTACTTTCAACAGTTACGTGAACATTCTTCACACCCAACAAGCGACAGTAGCCAATAATTTTGAGTAGATCACTTTTGGCTTGACCTTTATAAGGTAGACGGCAAGCGTACTTTAGTATGTTACCTGATGCAAACGCTTCAAGGTGTCCGCGTGCCTTTATGATATCGATTGGTTCAATTAATTGATCGTTGTAGTGCGAATGGTAACGGGCGTAGTAATCAAGATTAATATCGAGCATTTGAGATCTCCTGTAATCTGCGTTGGTATTCTGCGTTAGCTTTATCTTGGGTTCCAGGGATCTCCCAAGCGTTTGGTAAAGCTCCCACTGTAACCGTTGGTGACATTTGTGCGCGGTCTTTGGGAGTTATTGTAAAGCGGTCGTAGTCAGTAGACACTTTGATTAAACTGCGCTCTCTGTCAGCGCGTATGTTGGCTACTGCGTCACGAGCGATTTGTTGTGTCGGTGTAACTTTAGGCGGTGCGTTACGGCGTAGGCGGTCGCGTAGTGGCGCTTTAGGTGCCTTGGGCTTTTGTGGTATCTGCGTGGGCATTGGCTTAGGTATGGGCGCTTGCTCAAGCATTGGCGGGCGAAACTGTGAAACAATGGAAGGGCGTACAAGGATACCTAAGTTAGTCAGGATAGCCACTGCGGCTATTGTTACAAGTGTGTTTTTCATTATTTGGCACCGAATGATTTTACGTAGTTTAGTGCGGCTTTGAAACCTTTGTGAGCAAGTACATACTGGGTAGCACCCTTGACAATCGCGTCAATGTGTGGACGTACATGTGCGTTGAACACGGCGGTAAACTCCACATAAAGGCAAGCCACGATCAGCGCGCCAATGTTTGGGTTATCGTAGCTTACTCGCTCCCACACCGCCGCGTCAGAAGGTGCGGTAAAGGCGTGTACCATCTCAATGGCTTCTTCGCGCTCGGCGACAACTTCGTCAGCTTTTTGTGTGAGCGTCGCTTCAGTTACTAATTTAATAGCGCGTGCTTTGTCGTCGGTTTTTCGTAGGTCGTAGTCTGTAAGGTCGATGTTTAAGTTCTTGGCGGCGGTGCGTATTTGTTGCGCGTTCATGTCGTTTGTTTCCTTGCTTAACTTTCTATAGACTAACTGAGGTGATCACCGTTTGTCAACTGCTGAACTATTAGTAAAACTTATCGGTAACTGAAGTATACATAAGTAAAAGCTCACGCCGGCATGAAGCCGAACGCGAGCCTGTGCAAGGAAACTAGTTATAGTATATCCCAGAATTCTCAAAGAAGCTTATACGTTGTGGTACGGCTTGCGCTTCGGGGTCAGTTGGTACGCCCTTATGTAAACAACGACCGGCGCGACTCATGATGCCGGCGCGTGTAATGTCGTCCAAGGGTTCAACTACCCAAGCTAACAACGTAAACGCGAAGTCAATGATATCTAGTGGTACCTTAATTTTGTTTTCGCTGACGTATGCTCTCCCAAACGCAACGTGACGCGCTTCGTCTAGTAGTATCCACGACGCTGTATTGTTGGCGAACACGTTGCCGTACTTTTGCATCAAAGGTAGTCCGTTGATAAATACAACGGTCTCCAGTACAAAGTTAAGCACAAGGGGATCGTACTTGTCTGCCAGCATCATAAACTGGTTTACAAAATCAGTGGTAGGCTTAAGGTCAGCACAGTTGTAAACTTTAGCGAGTTGCTCAAGCTGCATATCGTGCTTATCTTCGTCGTCACAGATTTGTAAGTAGCAGTCACCAAGCTCAATAGGTATCAGGTTACGTGAAACTGCTATATCTACAGCCGCCTTAACGCACAACTCAAGCCCGCGAATACTAATCAAACGTGCTAAAGTCACGGACTCAGGGGAATTGTAGTCTATGTTGTCTGCGTGCCGTCCTAGTACAGGTTCCCAATCGCGGCGGTTCTCATGAAGTTTACGTAAGCGGTCAATGGTTGGTGGTTGCATAAGTTTAAAATGGTATGTCGTCGGTTTCAGGTGCGGTGTAACTTTCGGGTGCTGGCGGGGTTATTGGTTGCGCCATAGATACAGGCGGCTGTTGGAACTGTGGCGGCGCTTGTTGGTATTGCGGTGGTTGTTGGTACTGTTGTGCGTAACCTTGTGGCTGTTGCTGATACTGAGGTTGCACGGGTGCGTACTGTGGCTGACCAACGCCGCGTTGCGCCAGGAATGCACCGAGTGCGGCGTGTAGTTCCTGAATTTGCTCAAGCTTTAAGCCGGTGTAAAAGCCGTACTGATTCTGACTTAAGTAAGTCTTAAATATAGGTTTGTCGCCCTTTTGATGCCCCTCAGCTTTAATGGTAATACTGGCGCACATACCGTTACCGTACTTAGACGGCATAGGATTGCCAATACTGATTGTAGCTGGCATTGGTGCGCGGGGTGCTTGTTGCTGCTGTCCGTAACCTTGCTGTTGGTATCCGCCGCCGTAACCTTGGTTGCCCCACTGTTGAGGTTGCTGTTGGTATCCGTTGTTGTAGTTATTGTATGGCATATTATGCAGTCCGACGTAGTGTTAAGTTGTGTAGTGTGCTGTTGTCTGCGAAAGTCTGAATGATTGTGTCAGTAAAACTTATCGAAACTACGATAGTGTCATCAAACCAGCCGTTAACCAAAGCTAGATTAAACAACAGGCGTTTAGCTTCCAGGATTATTTCGGAGTTAAGCTCGGTATCGTCAGGCGTTAAGCGGTAGGTGTTAAAAAACTGATTAGCGTTGGGAATCGGACTCAACATTAGTTGCCCTCTTGTGGTACCTTTTAAAGTTAGCACGGGGTGATCACCATGTCAACCCCTATGCTGAATTATTTTCTAACCGGCGCAGTCACACTGTGCGGGGTCAAAGCGCCCCTTAAGGTAAGCGTCAATATCACAACCAAGCTCGACCTCATCTGACACAAACTTAGCATCAGTGATCACATCACCAAAGTACGTCATAGGGATGAAATAATACAAACTGTTGAGCGGTGACGCTAGTAACGCCAGGAAGTTCATAAAGTTAAAGTTGTCGCGCTCAGGTAAATTGTACACGCTAAAGCTTATGTTTTGCGCCAGCCCTGTGCTATCAAGCATCTTTTGCCACAGTATGGCTACGTTGGCGTATGCTCCAAACTCAGTATCGTAAATTGTAGGCGTAGTGGGCGGATGTAGAGTTTGCTGGTTGCCGTGCGTAGCGCTAGTGATGTTACAAACAACGTAGTCGCCAATAAGCGCGCCTTCCACGGGTTCAATGCTTGGGCTTACGGCAAGGTCATCAGTATTACGGAACCTACGGTGTGAGTGTACGGTTGGCGCTTGCGTAAACACACGGACATACTGAGGAAAACGGTTTTTAACCCACATAGCAGCAGTCTGGTATGCGTACTCAATAACACGCCGTAACTCTGACTCTTCGTAATTACGATAGGTAACACCAAGCTTACCCATAAGCGTCGCCAAGCCGATCGCGGATAGCCCGACTTGCATGTTGTTACTGGAGTAGCTAACTAGGTTTGTGTACAGTGGGTTATCAAACTTAGCGCGCTTGATCTCCATGTCGGTTTGTATGAGACTTTTAGCGCTTTGGTACAGGTCGTGACATAGGTTTTCCTTAAGGTGCTCAATGGTGTCATAGTACGCCAGGTTATAGGTACCAAGAACGCAAGTATCTTTACTTTCCATATCACGTATTTCGGTACACAGGTTACACCCGGTAATACCGAAGCCGTCAGGGTTAAACGGGTTAGCCTTACGTTTGTGAATAAAAAGCTTTGGTTGGTTCATGTACGCCGCGTAGAGCGCCTCTAAGCGTTCGTTGCTGTAACGTAACCCGTCGGTCAAATAGATAACCTTGCTGGCGATTTTAAAGGGCGCTGCAAGAAACTCGTGGAAGTCACCGTGATTAAGGTCAATCCCAAGTAACATCGCGTGGTTTTTGTTGTGTTCACGGACGCAACTGGACGCGATCGCATCAAACCTATGTGCGAACGGTACAGCGCCCTGCGTGGTACCACCGCGACGTATGCCACTGTTGCGCGCTCGGATGTGGCTTAAGTCTAGACTTGGTGCGCCACTAGCCGCGCTGACCATGGTAGCCCAAGCACTTGCTTCGTTAATGCCGGCTAGGCTATCAGGTACGCTCAGGAAGTTACAGCTAAAACCGTAGTTATCAGGATTATTGATAGCCTGTGTTAGTCGTCCACTGGCTTGGTATAAGTTGGTGTCTAAGTGCATATTTAGTAATACTTAAAACGCTCGTTTCCTTAGTCTAACAGATCGCTTTAAAAGTTGCAATCAGTAGTTTCACTGAAGTGATCACACGAAGTAACACGGGGGATGGGTAGCCCGGAGTGGTTGCCCTCGCTCGCTTTGGGCGATCGCAGGCACGGCGGACGACTGGACGCTAGTCCAACTACTCTCGCTACAGTATACTTAGGTTAGCATCTGTAACATATGACCTACGTAAACCTACAATCGTTACATTAGTTTGTTTACAATCAATGAAGGTGTTAGCTTCGTTGGTATACGTGTGTACAAATGAAACCGTATGCACACGTTCACTTAAGTCTATACGTTACTTAAGGCGGTTACATAAGGTTTTATTTACTATAAAAGTTAGTCTTAAGCCGCTTATGGTTACGTTGGTAAGTTACCCTAGGAACCTTCCAACGCATCCTTTGTTAGTAACCTAAGGCGGGCTTCGTCGGTCAAGGCTTACTTCAGCTTCCGACGGCTCCTTAAGCTATGGTTTATATTTACTGTAAATACACTTAAGCTTGCATAACTTAAGAGAACGTCGAGTAATGTAGCTTAAGGTTCCGACGTAGGCTTACGGTTGACGAGACGTTCACCTACACAACAGTATCCACACTCTTAAGGTTACATACGTGTGTGGTATACGTAGAGTGTTGTATGTATCATATGCACTAAGGTAACGGCGAAGCCCATATGTTACGTATCGTCAAGTAATAAGGGCGTACCCCTACTTTTGAGCGACTCACTTTAGGCGTGGGTAACAAAGTTTACTAAGTACAGTGGCTGAAACGCTTATGCTAGCG